TCATTTAGCCGCTTTGATTTGGCTACTATAAGTTGACTGGTTATAAATTGTACCGCCTTGGGTTCCACCAATTTGTGAAATAGCAAACCGGTCACCCTCAACTGTCTTACCATTGTTGCCTTGATACACTGACCAGTCAACACCAATATCATTCTTAGCTGCTTTAACATGGGTCGGTAAGGCAAATGAAAAGGCAGCCATAATGGCTACCCCTGTGAGTACTACTTTAGTTTTAAATTGCAATCTTAAGCCCCCTTATGATAGGTTGCTTCAATGGTGTTCTTTAGGTCGCTATAGGCCTTCTCAACTGCATTTTCAACGGTCTGCTGATCAACCTTGGTAAATCCCATGGCTTTCAATTGAGTTTCAACAGAGGCTACTGCTTGCGATTTCTTAACGGCCCCTGTTAATGCCTGAGTAACACCTAACTGTTCGGCTGCGGTAACGGCTGCTTGTGCTAATGGTTCCAACACTTGCACCAAGGTCAAAGCCTGCTTATTCGCTAATAGGACCTTTGCCACCCATGCACCCAAAATAGGTATCACTGCGATAGCAATTTGGACAATTAAATCTTTCATTTTTACCCCTCCTCACAAGAACTTTTCGATGATATACACAAATAGGGTGACTCCAATCGTCCCACCAAGTACGCCCCAGATTGACCACACCATTTTCTTTAGACTGCTAATGTCTCTGGCATTATCTTGGCTGGCATTGTATGCCTTATCGGCCTTGTCATCTGTACTTGGTAGGCCAGTCAATTGTTGCTTAATCTGGGCAATATCTTCCTTGATCTCCATTAGCATTTTTGTTTGTTCGTCCACAATTTCACCCCATAAAAATAGCCGCTAGCTTTTGCCACCGACATAGTCATTGCCTGTAATTTGCTTGTATTCGTCTGCGGTAATCATTACCGGTACATAAGGTGTTAGATCAATCCCCCAACTGTAAAACAGCACACACTGATCATAATCAGTCACTTGATTTCACCGCCTTCATCTGCGCTACTTTAAGAGTAAGCGCAGCAAGCATTTGCTGTTCTGGTGACGGCTCAGGTGTAGGCCTGTCAGCGTCTGGGTCATAGTCAGCATCTGGAACAACTTGGCCGTCAATAATGCTGGCGTGGTTCTCGTAAAGACCATCTGTGTTATTAATTTCAATGATTTGCTGACCATCATCTGTTGACCCAACTGGCCGTGAGTCATGCATATAGGCCCAATTAAGCAGCCTATTGTTATTATCTGTCCACACTTTTATTTTCAATACTTAATCACCACGTCATCTGTTGGATATTCATCTTGGGTCATAAACGTGAAAGTCCCATGATAATTATTTGTATTACCTAAGCTCGGAAACATATACCAACCACCCGATTGAGCATAAACAACGGCAACGGCACCTCTAACATCTGTATTACCAATGGCTTGTGCCCAAATCCTACCAAATGGTTTATATCCTGGTCGAATATCTGCAAGCTTTTTCCATGCACTATTATCCTTCATGTCAAAATCAAAACCCACATTAACAAGGTTACCATGCCTAAAATAAGTGATATTGATATTTTTAGCGTTAGCCGTCTCTAGACCAGCATCTACATGATAATAGTCAACTGCATCATGAGCATTAAAGTTGGAAGTAATGTACTTGGCAGAATTACCCAATCCGCCGACTAGGTCTGTCAGTACAAGAACACCCATCGAAATCATGCTGGTATGCATTTGTGTTGTTCCATCTGTCTGCGTAATGTATGACAGTAATCCATCGGGATTTACTTCAGTATGATATTTTTGACCGTTTGGATTGCCATTGGTATCCTCAACATTACCTGAAATGACATATGAAGCACCATTTAAAGACAAAGTACCAGTTGACTTAACACCTGTTCCTTCAATATTGACATGCGAGAAAGGCACATTTATTGTCGGAGAATTAATGGTCGCACTGTCAACCTCAATTGATTGCAGCTTTTTGATGCTAAGCACTGCCTGCTGAATACTTTGATCAACCCAGGCTGTCCCATTGTAGTATTGCAGGGCCGTGGCATCATTCAGCGTTGTCCCGTGCCACCACAAATCACCTTTCTTGGGACTAGCGGGCGTGCCCAACTGAATGTACGTGTATGGCACATCCTTGCTTCCGGGAACACCTTGTGGTCCCTGATTTCCCTGAGGACCTTGGGGTCCTTTGATATTCCCAAGTACACCTCCAACTCCAAAGGTTCCACCACCGCCTCCGCCACCAACGGTTATGGTATCAATTTGAAAAATGTTGCCAGAGGGAGTGATTACGGTATCGCCAATTTTGGGAGGATTATCAACGGATGTTGTCGGACTTAAATCAGACCACCAATAACCTGAACCATTTGGTCCATCCTCGTAACTACTTTTAAAAATCTGCTTCCCACGTTCACCCTTGTCACCTTGTGGCCCTTGTACCAGTTGCCAACTGTAAACAGCTGGATTGTTGCTATCGGCTTGCGTGAAATCTGTGTAACTACCAATATATTTTCTAGAACCCGGAGTATCTAGCGAAAAGTTACTTCTACCATCGCTGCTATCGGCATAGGCAATATGAAAGTACGATGTCTTACCATCTTCACCAGCTTTACCCGGTGTACCTTGCGCACCATCAGCACCTTTAATCAATGACCAAGCATACTTGGTTGGGTCAGTACTATCAGTAGCAGTTTGATCGACATACATACCAATGTAAGTCGTTGAAGTAGAAGGCGTTTGTGTAAAACCAGCTCCTGAATTTGAAGTTCCATAGGCAATATGAGTGTAGCTTGATTTACCATCGGCTCCAGCCGGGCCTTTGATGCCTTGATCACCCTTAGGTCCTTGCAGACCTTGTAAACCTTGAGCACCTGTGTCACCCTTTGGACCTTGTACTAGTTGCCAACTATAAACAGCCGGATTCGTGCTATCGGCCTGTGTGAAATCTGTATAACTACCAATGTACTTGCGAGAGCCGGGAGTATCCAATGAGAAATTGGTTCTACCGTCACTACTGTCAGCATAGGCAATATGGAAGTACGGGGTCTTCCCATCGGCACCTGCTTTACCCGGAACCCCATCTTTACCATCAGCACCATCTGCGCCCTTAATCAGTGACCAGCTATAGTCGCTTGGATTGGTGCTGTCGCCAGATGTGAAGTCGCTGTAGAAACCAATGTACTTACGGTTAGAATCAGTGGTTGAGAAGTCGGTCTTGCCGTCTTGGCTGTCTGCATAAGCAAAGTGGGCATAAGCAGTACGACCATCAGCACCCGATTTCCCTGGCAAGCCTTGAGGCCCTTTGGGTCCCACGTCACCATCAGCCCCTTTAAAAAGTGCCCAATTGTAATCACTCGGATTGGTGCTATCAGCTTGTGTAAAGTCGCTGTACGTACCAATATACTTTTTGCCATCACCACCGGATACCGTGAACCCACTTTTACCGCTTACATCATTCGCCCAAGCGGTGTGAAAATAGCTTGTACGGCCATCTGCACCCTTTGCACCCGGAATACCATTAGCACCATCTTTTCCCTGAATCAATGCCCACTTGCCGGCATAATCAGCCGGATTGTCACTTGGGACTGATGACTTAGCATTGGTAACAAAAGCCATGTACTTCTTGCCACTTGGGAAGGCACTCATGTTTGTGCCCTTGTCATCATCGGCATATCGAACCCATGTATAGTATTGAATTGTTTTGGGAATATCCTTTAGTTTTTGAGCTAGATCTTGATACTGCTTAGCCACCTGACTTGTTTCAAGCAAATAGTCGCCCATGACCATTGTGCTACTTGAAGGATTGCTATAGCACTTATCGAGTTCCAGCACTCTTGCCGATAAATAGAGCTGCCGATCTTCTTGTTCTATCTGAACGGTATCACCACAGCGAATATTTTGCGGTATCTTTGCCAACTCGATTGTGTAGTTGACTGCTGGATGATTATTTTGCTTCAAATCTGCCAACGCAGACTGCAATAGCGAAGCCTGTGTTGTTGCCTCATAGTCAATAACGTGATTAAGGTAGCTACCGTCAACCGTTGCTGTGCTGTTCTGCCGTAATCGTGAATATATTCGGTTGCTTACGGTATCTAACAGGTACCCTTCTTTAGTAAGTACGAATTGTCCTGTTGGGTCCTTATAGCTATAGCCAACTAAATTAATGGGTGTTTCACTGCCATCTGGTGTAGCACCTCTAGCGTAGACGGCCGTCATCAAGTTAGTGCTGTCACTGTCAACTGTGATTCGATTGATTTCATCACCAACTCGAAGCGTTATGCCGCGATCAGCGCCACGTTTCTTGACTACGTTCAGATAGCACTTCACCATTGTTGTTCCAACAATACTAAAACTGAAGTAAGTTTCTACTCCAAACTGAGTAGCAACAGATTTCATTCGGTCATAGCTGGTATCTTCACTGTCAAAAGTAAGCGTGCGCACATCAGTGGGAATTTCGTTAATGCCAATCTCCCAGCCACTATTGCCAGTAAAAATGTTGAAATACTGTTCAAACGTCATCTGTTTGGTAGCCTTATAGGCATCCACAATTTCATTTTTTAGATCATTACCAGCATCGGTGCCTTCAAAAGCAATGCAGTAGCCTGTGCCATCAGCATGTGATGCAGTAATCGTAATCATTCTGCCATTGCCATCATCATCCATGTAGAGCATATAGTTTAGGTCTTGACACATTGCTTCTGCTTTGGAAAGCTGCTTTTTAGGAAAGTATAGCGTTCCAGTGAAAGCAACCATAGCCGCGTCAACATTAGTACGCTCAATCTCACCACTAATTCTAAAATCATTTGTGTGATCGCTACCAGCAGTTGCAATCCCTAGCAGATGAAACGATCTGTCTGTAAAGTAAAATTCCATTTATACAAACGCCTCCTGCCAAGATACTTCAGCCTTACATTGCTTTGCCCAGCTTGATGTGAGCAATTTGATGGTGTTATTGCCGGGCTGAATCTTGAACCCGCCCCAATCATTGCCAATTGTTTGCAGTGTCCGATCTTCTGCACCATTTACAAGAACACGCCGATTAGCAACATCAATTTTAACAACATCCCCATCTTTGAAGCGGTTAGGAATGTCGTCCCAGTAATCAACGTTAATCCACTCAAAGTAGCTGTCTTGCCAGTTAATTGACCAACCACGTTGATTAGAGAATCCGGGGAACCAAGCTGTCCAACCATCAATTGGCACACTAGAGAAGCCTGATACTGTCCGTGTCTCAATGCCACCATCGCCTAAGTCAATGCGATCCAACCGGAAGGTTAACTGATCACCCATTTTTGTGATAACGGCATTGTAGTTGCCGTCACGATAGTAATTGCGTGGCAGTAAGTCAAAAAACAGCATTTTTGCTTGGCGGCCATCATAGACTGTGCCAGAGAAAACCCACTGGTCGTTTGAAGCACTATCGTCAAACAGCGCAAGAGAAGCGACAATCTTGCCTTGATACGTTAAATTGAACTCAAAACGGCCTACTTCTGCGGCAGTCGTCCCAACATTCACACGATTGACAAACTGAAAATTAGCCGTGTTGGAGCCATTCGAATTTTTCGGAATGGTGCCGCTCATTGAAGGCCCATTCCAGTAATTACCAGCGGTTCGTTCAGTGGACGGGTAGGCAATACCTTTTGCATATCCAAATGGTCCCGACTGTACGTTGGCATTATTGCCATGCTCATAGTAAGGAAAAGCCGTAACCCCCTTATTGAGTGTTACCCCTGTCGGTGTCTGATTGAAATCGAGATGATAAACGCGTTCAGACTTTTGCTTCACAAAACCATCAGTCTCATCGGGAGAGCCGAACTGTAGCACACTGCCCTGATCATTAATAGCAGTTAGTACGCCGTCATCACCGTTGATAGTAGCTGTGATAACCGGTTCAACAGGATACGTCCCGCCATTGTGCACCGTGATGGTGTCGGATAGTGTGTCATCGTTTATGTTGTCAAATGTCTTTATGGCTACCGAGTGCGCGATGCCACCATCGGGACAGACGAAACTGATTGAGATTGTACCTGATCGAAAGCCTTCGGTGAAGGTAGGCTGACTGTCTACGATGGCTAGATAATATTTATCCGGCTCATCTCCAAAGATTAGTTGTTGTGGTTCGTCCGTATCAATAGCAGCGGCCAATGAACGCCTTAGTGGTACCAAATCATCATTCATAACGATCCCAGTTACCACAATCGTCTTGACGTCCCGTGACATGTATTGCAACATCTGACCATCGCTGATGCCGACCTTTTGCATTGTGTTGACGTGATTAGTTCCTACATCACGTTTGACCATCTGCACATACATCCATTGGGTAATATCTACTCCAGCGTATGTGATTTTCATGCCTGCTTGTTTCAATTAAACGGTTCCTCCTTTCCAATAAGCATTGAACCTGTCTGTTCTGTCGTTGTACTGCTTAACTTTTGGTGCAACTTTTGGATAAAACTGGTCGTCACCAACTTGCAGAACAAAGCTAAGTTTCGTGAGAAGGTCAGCAATATTGTCCAACTTCTTTCCTAAATCATCTGTACCGCTGTTTTCGGTTTCAGCAACCGCACCATTACCCAAGTTGTGATTGATGTTGGTAACAGCCTGTCCCAATAGTTGCCAAGCACGACTTGTTTTAGTTAATGGCAGAATTGTTTCTGGGCCATCTTCGCCAACAAGCGCATGGATTGGCTGTGTGATCAAGCCACCATTGGCGTAACCTTCAGGGCCACTGACACGAGCAAATGCAGAACTTCCAGAGCCGTAGATAGCCTTCATGTAGTGAATACCGGCAAGCAGATCGTCATAGCCGTTATAAACATCGTTGTGGCCGGGGAACTTAAACGCATTGAACGTTGGCCCAATGGTTTGTACAAGCCCCATTGAAGGTATGCCGGCTTTAGCGTTGCTATCCCACAAGTTAATTGCCCTAGGATTACCATTTGATTCACGCTGGATGACTCGCATCCATGCAGCAACTTGGTATGCTGAGGCATCAAATCCATTGGCCTTTAAAGCTTGAATTACATATGGCTTCCAACGTTGCACGCCTGAGCCACCGGGATTGGCACCTAGTGTGTCTTGCAACTTTGCCAGTTCTTTTTTAAACCAATCAACAACACTGCCTGTCAATTTGTTAATAACACCACCGGCTAAGTTGCTAAACATTTCAACACCGCCGGAAATTCCGCTAATACTTGACTTGATTAAATCGGTTACTTTTCCAATAGGGTTAGCAAGCCAATCACCAACGGCTTCCAACTTGTCCCAAGCACCAGAAAAGAATTTGCCAACACCGCCAATTACACCACCTAAGTCATAGTGTTCAACGCCAGCCATATTCATGATGGCTTTGGTTTCTTTCCCATTAAAGACACGGGTGCCTTCTGGTAATAGTCCTGTGGCATTACGCTGTTGACTCATACCGATTTGTCCATTTGGTAACTGGTAAAGTTCTTTCCAATCGGGTCCAGTACCATCATTGACCATAACAAGATGCATCTTTTGGGTGACAGTACCACCAGTGGCAAAGTGAACAGGTGATAGTTTTCTCAGGGCGTCTTTGCCAGTGAACTTCTTCCAAACCCAGTTGATGCCGCCGATAGCGCCGTTAATAACGTTGATAACGGCATTCATGCCGTCTGATGCAGCATTTTTAATGCCATCCCATATGCTGCCGAAGAAAGACTTCATACCTGACCAAGCGCTATTCCAAACATCACCAATTGCACCTAATACTGATTTGATAACACCATGAATACCGCCGAATACATCGCCAACAATCTTTTTCATGCCATTCCAGACATCACCCAGAGTGTGTTTTATATCAGACCACGCTTTACCCCAGTTACCCGAAAGCAAATCCAGCCCGACTTTCAACACATCTGTAACAACTTTGATCCCAGTTCCTAGCACATCTTTTATCAGCGACCATGCAGCTTTTAGTACCGCCCCAATGATGTTCCATGTGCCCTTCCACAGGCCAACAATAACTTTGGCTATTAGCTCAAAACTGCCTTTCATTAAGCCAACAAGCAAGTCAACAATTGGCTTAATCGCTTTCCATGCCACTTGAATGACCTTAACAACTAAGTCCCAAGTTGTTTTAAAAAGCTTGCCAATCTGATTGAGAATTGGTTGAATGCTTTTCCACATTGATTGCGCACCAGCAACAACAGCCTTCAATGCTGGTTTTAGAGCTTTACCAATTGTCTTAGCAACGTTGTTTACTGCATCATGAAATGGCTTTATGTGTTTATAGGCTTCATAGAATGCCAATCCAGCAGCCGCAACAGCAAGAACAATGCCACCGGGGCCAGTTAATAACAGCTTCAGCGAGCCTAATACTTTTGTGGCTCCACCCAAGCCGTTAGCACTTGACAGCTTACTAAGGGCACCAAAGTCTTTGATACCTCGTAAAGCGGTTAGCCCTTTAAAGGCACCTGCAATCGCTGCTGTAAATTTAACAATTTTTACTGTTGCCCATAATCCCAACAACGTTTTGGCAAGTGTCTGAATGCCACTCTTGTTCTTGGCAATGTTGCTTAGGGCTGTTGCTACCTGATGCAGTGGGCTTGCAGATTTTTGTGAGTTTCCAGTTAAAGAATTAAATCCTTTAGCCAGTCCAGTTATGGTAGATGCAATTGTTTTCCAGACAGCTAATCCAAAAGTTTTTGCGATGCTCCACAAGCTACTACCAATACTAGTAACATCTTTTTTGTGCACTGAAACATAGTCCAGAACGTTCTTGGCCCAATTAGCAATAGTTGCCAGCCCTTTACCTAGTGTAGTAGCAGCACTTTGAACAACAGATGATGTCAAAATCCCAGCAAGTGATTGCATGCCACTATTCTTAACATTAAGCAATGGTGCTGCCATCTTAGCCTTGATTGATGTCCAACTACCGGACAGCTGTGCAAGAACACCTTCACTAGTTTTTCCAAATTGGTCAAATGTGCTCCTGCTTGTTGTTCCAACTTTATAAACCAAGTTCATGAAGTCGTCAGACTTGATTTTCCCGTCAGCAACCATTTTGGCAAATGAATCCTGACTGACTCCGGCAGCTTTGGCTAATTGCGCGCCTAAGGTAGGAGCCTGCTTTTCAAGCTTGGCAAGGTTGGTTGTTGTTAAATTGCCTGAAGCAACGACACGTGTCATCGCTTTTGACAAAGCGTCCATGCCGTCTCCGCCTTTGTGAGAAGCCGTGGCAATGCTGGCAATACCAGCACTAATGACGAGAGTTTTACTTGTGACACCATGCGTCATGGTATCAACGGTGGTTTGCATTTTGTTAACTTCGCCACCGGTTGCACCAGTCTCACTGCGCAAATATGACATTTGGTCGGAAAGAATCTGGATATCATTGGCTGACTTACCCATGTTCTCCCACGTCATTTTCAGCTTTTCTCCGGCCTCGTTAAGCTCTAGCCCAGACTTTACCGTGTCAGTAATGCTTGAGCTTAGACGTTGCCAGCCGCTCGTAATGGCGTTGGTGATTAAGCCACCCTCAACAATTTTGTGAAGCAAACCCGGTGTCTTTTCGGCTTGCTTGTTTGTTCCCGATATAGCTTCCTTAACTCTGTTGAAAACAGATGGATTAGCCTTGTCCATTTCAGCTTGCAAACCAGTCATTGAAGACTTAGCCTTTGCTAAACTGGTAGCTGTTTCATCAACCCGCGTCTTCTGTGTACGCCATGCATCGGAGTCTTTGCCACTAGCGCTCGCAATCTTATCCAACTCAGCTGACTGTTTGGACAACTGTTCATTCAGATTGGTAATGGAGGACTTATAACCATCCATCTTGGCCTTGTTGGCTTCTTGCTGTTTGCCCTCAGCCTCTAAACGAGTCACATAAGCTTGGTTGGCACGTGCAGCTGCTGTGTACTCTTGCTGTAATCCTGCCAACCCAGACTTTTGATAGTCCATTGCTTGCTTGGCACGGTCTTGCTGAGCTTGCATACTGGCCAGTTGCTTAGTTGCACCGTCAATTTGTTGCCCATACTTCAAAAACTGTTGAGCAACATCGGCAGTATTGCCCTTGAGTTCACTTTGTTTGGCTTTTAGGGCGTCAATCTTAGCCTGTTGTGACTCAATAGACTTACCCAAGCCGTCATACTTAGCTTGAGCAGCTCCAACTGCATCACCAGCAGATTTCATCTCCGCTTCTTGAGCTTTCCAAGCATTTTGACTCGAGCGAACAACCGCTGTTAATGATTTGACGGATTCGCTTGCCGACAATAGATCAAGGGCAATCTTGGTGCTCATTGTTGCGTTAATTTGTTGTGCCACTTTAATCACCCTTTCTCTTGGTATTGCTTCCACATGATTGCCGGATCAATTGGCCGATCTTTCTTATCCTTGGCGGACATCATTTCCAGCATTTCAAAATAATCAGCATCGTCAAAATCCTGCATTGACCAGTGGAAATACATGACTGCCTGCTTTTTCATCCATCTAAAGTCCTGTAGCTGGTTTTCAAGCTCATAAACTTTTACGGCTGGGTTAATCTTTGCTTTTGCTGGCATCCTGCTTCTTGGCAGCTAAGTCAATATCCTCATCACTCATCCCCATCATGCGTTCAAAAGTATAATTAACTGCCTGAATAGTGTCGGCAAATTCTAGATCCCCAAGTTTTTCAGTTTCTTGCTTGTTCAGGTTTAAAACTGTTGTCAAGAAATCGATTGAGTCATGCAACATATCGCGTTGAACCTTAATAATTTCAACTGGTTCCATATCGACAACATCGTCTGCCTTGGCCATCAGTAACTGTAAGTCGTACATCTTTTCCATGTTGCGATTACTGGTCTTGACTTCATGTACACGGTTGCTAAGTTGACTAACTTTGATTTTCATTGGTAATACCATCCTCTGTATTTGATAAGGTCGCTGTGGTGAATCGGACACCACCAAGTTCACCAGAAAGCGACTTTTGAGCATAAAAAATAGCGCACGTTCGTGAGCCATTCATCAGTTGTTGCTATGAAATTGCGTCAGATTGCGTCTGTCAGCACCGGCTTATTTGCCTAATGATGAGGGTGACAATACATATCCGCCAAACACTTCTTTGTACATGTTGGCTTTATCAAACTTGCTATCAAGGTCGCTGTAAATCTTGTACGGCTGATTATTAAAGGCCATAGTAGAAAGTGCTGTGTAAGTCAAAGTGTCGTCCGCACGTTGTTCTGCTGCCGCATCAGTCTGAATGTTAGCTGCGGTTTCGGTCATGATGCCATCACCGAATCCATAATAGACAAAGTGTAAACGGTCAATGGTTTGGGTGGTAATAAGCAAGGCCACATGAGCCTTCAAATTCTCATCGGTCCAACCGCCCTTTTTATCACTGACAAAGCCTTTGATTTGCTGTTTGACTTGGTAATTCAAGTTGTTAATATCCAAAGCCACTGTTGGTTCTGAAGTACCAACGGCAACGTCTTGGACGTTGTTGTTGCCATAGGTCTTAGCAATTGTACCTGCTAAGCCTGTAATGTTGGCCGTTTTAGTACCTAAATCTTTGTGATCGACAGTATAGACACCGTCTGTACTTAGTCCTGTATCAGCGCCAGAAATTAACTTTTGTTGTGCATCAACCAAAGCTAGCTGAATTTGATATAAACCTACTGTTGCCATTTAAATTCCTCCAATGTTCTTTGTTCTACTGAAATAAAATGTGTTAAAAAGTTGCTTTGTGTGTGGATCTAATGTTCGTTGCCTAACCGCAGCTACCTGCCAATGTTGATGAGTAAAAGCCTTCATCATGGCTATCTCAATGGCTTCAGGATCAGAATCGAGCAATTGTGAGTACCAAATCTGTACTTCTACTTCCTGATTCAGCGCCCAGAAATCGTTGTCACCATGGGCGGTAGGATCATCAGCAGCATCAGTAATCAGCACGACTGTTGTGTTCAGATTATCGACTAATTCTTGCGGCAAGTTATTGCCTTTAACTGCATTGATATTGGCAATTTTGGCTTGGGTAAGCATCGTTACTGCATCACTTACAGCGCTCATTTATCCCCACCACCATTCGATTTGGCAATGATTGCCTGATATTTCTCGGCTTCAGCGGCAAATACAGCATCTTTGGCATCGTCACGGGCATTATCAACAAAGTGATCCCCGCGGATTTTCTTTGTCCCATCATTAAGGAAACGTGCAACGAATGCCTTATCACCAAATCCAGCAACAGAGCTGCCATTGTGCTCTTTATCAATATCACCAGTGGCAGAGCTAATGTCCTCGCTCAGATGCCCATACTTGCCACCAGAACCCTTTGTGTCTGGGTGCTTCTCTTTGGTGGTCTCTACTAGCTTCTCGGCGTAAACATCAGCACCAGCCTTAGTAATCTTCTCTTGGTCATTAATAGACAATTCGGCAGCCTTTGATACTTGCTTAAGCCATTCTTCAAGTGCATCATCCATATCCATAGCTAAGCCCCCTTAGTGACTTTTATGAGGGTTAAGTAGTCATAGCGAATAGCGTTGTTTGAATCATCTGGGCTAATGTCTGAAATATCGTAGGTAATACCATCAAGGCGTGCCTGTTTCTGCTCAACATTTCTTGCATCGTGACGAACAATAATCGTGATTGAGTTATCCAAGCGTGTACCAATTAATGTGTACTGCTGTGTGAGTGTTCGTTTCTGCTGTTTGTAATGCAGTTTGTATGTTGGAACAAAGCTAGTGATATTAAGGCCAGCACCAGTCGTGTGTGATTTTGGGGAGCCAAGCTCAACGGTTCGACTAAAGTCACTTGGTTTTAAGCTACTTACCATTGTTGTCACCACCACTACTAGCCTGTAAGTGTGCTAGCATCATCAGAAGACCCTTAGGAATACCATTGGCTAAACTACGGTCATAGTACATTGCCTGGGCTAATACTTTGATGGCTGGAATCGTCAAGGTATCACTATCTGGTGCATCGCTTGATCTATTAATAACATTGATTGCAGTGTTTACCAGACTGGTGATTGTGGGCAATTCAGACTCATCAAGGTTTAACTCGGTCATTAAATCACTAGCAATCTTGTTTGGGTCTACTATTGTTTCTGCCATTGTTAGCCTCCATTCGGCCGCCGCTTAGAATCAAGCTACTATGCCTTTTTTAGGCGACCGGTTTACTTAGTTATTTGCCAAGAGAAGCTGGTGCAGCAGTATAGGTAATAAACTTACCAGCAGCGGTGTCAGCGGCTTTAAAGTCTGCCCGCAGTGCTGCCAAAAGTACCTGTTCAAAATTCTCGTTGCGCTGCCAAGACAGGTTAATGTTGCCCTTAACAGTTTCAACCACAAAGTTTTTAACACTCCCAATAAATGCCTTTGCGTCTCCAGACTTGCCAAGCACATCATCAGCAACAACTACCAGCGGAGCACCAAACAGTTGCTTTCCAGATGGAGAGGTAATTGAATCTTGTAACAGGTACCGACCTTCAGCATCCTTCTGCTTATCAATTGCGGCAAAAAATGACTCAGATACAACAAACATTCGGTCGGCATAGTTGCTCAAGCCAACGTTGAATGCATCCTTAATATCATCAATACCTTTAGCGGCAACTGGAGTAGCTGTTTGCAAAACTGCACCAATCTTGTGCTGCTCAGTTTGGTCCTTAATGTCATTAACGTACTGAGTCAGTAAACTGGTGATATTTGGATAGTCTTGTGTCATTTCAAGGGAAATTGGAAGAGCACCACGTAAAGTTTGAACATCATAATTGACCTGTTTCAAAGAGGCATTTGCAATCTTTGGGTTTTCGGCCAGTTCAGCCGCTGAAACCAGTTGCGCAGACGCCTTAGACAAAACCGGAAGTTTGCCGGTCGGTGCAGAAACTTGAACCTTAGTTACATAATTGCCTAATTGTGCTGGGTCTTTGGGTTGAGCCATAATGTCCAGTACCTGGGTAGGCAATACTGCTTCGCCAGCTGTAGAGTCAAAGCCTGTGGAATCTCTCTTAATTTCGCCGGTCTTCAAAAACTCTTTGAAGTCACGTACTTCTTCATCTTCAACTTTGTCTGCTGTTAAATTTTTAGCCATTTGTTTCTCTCCATCTCTTTTATTTTCTTTCTCTACATCTTGTTCCGCAGTTATCTCAGCTGGCTTACCATCACGCTTTTCAATTTCAGCTGTTTCTTGCTTTGGCTTTGCTTCATCCAAAACAACATTATTGTCATCATCTGGGGCATCATCGTCCGCTTGTGATGGCGCTTGTTGGTCTGCCAATTGCTTACTCAGTGACTGAATAGCAGCTTGAAGTGTTGCTATCATGCTGACCAAATCACCTGATGTTGGTTGAGCAGTAGTTTCATCGCTTGCCATATCTGGTGTAGCGTCACGCTTTTCTTCCTCAGGCTTGTCAATAACAACTTTTGTGTTAATTTTTGCTTGAAGGTCAGCTAACTGTGATTGTAATTGTTCAATTGACCGCTTTTGGTCATCAACAGATTGTTCTTCTTTTTCTTCTGGCTTTTCTGCCATCTTCACAACTTCTTTCTTGCTTAATAAAAATTGAGCCAAATCCCTTTCCACTTTCACACTTGTTTCGACATAAGCTGGGATAGGAGTCAGCGACAGTTCAAACACTTGGCCAATTTTGTGAATTGTGTGGATCGTGTTGCCTTGTGAGTTGACTGACCAACTATCTCCATCAGGCGCAATGTTGAATCCAAAGCTCATGCCCTTGATATTGCCATTCAGTATGTTTATGTATGTGTCATGGCCCAATTGTGTGTCTGGTAACTGGGCATTAAAATGTAACCCATCAGGCTGAATGCTTGTTTGTAGTGTTCCAGCGTCTGCACGGGCCAAAATGTTGCTGAAATCGTGGCTGTAAAGCAGCAAAACGTTGTTCAAGTCCACACCATTTAGAGCATTTTGGCCAATATATTCGGTAAAATTACCCTTAATTGATGGCTGATTAAACACGGTTGCGATGCCGGAAATAGCCATATTTTGGTTACTTTCAACCTGATTGTTGCTACCTTGGCTGTCTATAGCTGTTTCAGCCCTTATTTGAACATTAAATGTACGTATATCTTCATTTTCCACTAAATCACACCCCTTTTTGCTAGCATTTGTTGGGCCTGCAAAGCTGTAATTGCTGGATTCGTGCCTGAAAGCAGCTTCTGAATCTGCGAAATAAGCAAGTCATTATCAGCATCTACTGCTTGCGACTCGTCAATATTTACTGGAACACCAAACTTTGCTGTCATTTCGCTCTCTATTGGCTTTACATACCGCCTTAAAGTGTTGCTATAAAGGGATTTAGTCATATCTAATGAACTTTGTTGATCACCTTGACCATTCAAATAGCTATCTGGAACACCAAAAACCTTGCCTATTTGTGTCTTGGACCAGTCATTGCTGGTCAGAAACTTGCTTACGTCAGCATTAATTGCTAAATTTTGTACGTCATAAAGTTGGTCAAGCACCATAGGCCGGCCAGCATTGTCACCCGTGTTGGCATTTTCAAAAGCTTTTCGTGTCGCTTCTTTTTCCTCTGGACTTAATGCACCTTCGGCAACTTTAATGACGGTGCTTGGATTAATAGCATTCTTAATAGTTGATAGTGTCAACTTGTTTGCATAATCTTGAATGTTGACTTGGCTTGCTATTGATTCTAGTGGACTAATACCAATGTATTGCTGACCATTGCTACCACTAGCTAATAGCCGAAAGTGAAGCATGTTTGCACTCGGATAATTGATAGTGCCTCTCTCGTCTCCCCAGTTAACCGCATAGCTAATGTCTTCACTGCTGTCTGCTAAAGTGACTACTACCTGTGCCGCCGGTGCCATCTCTAGCCTCATAGGAACATTGCTGTTATCTCTTGTAATGGCGATATAGGCGTTTCCCGTAAGCAGCATCTGAACTACAGCTGATTGCCAAAAGTTAAACGGAGAAATGAGGTTGTTCGGGTTATTTATCACCTTGTCAAAGGGCGCAGCCACTTCAAAACTTGCCGATGCAATATCACTGCTTAGAAGGTTGGTAACAGCATATAAATCAGAATTATTTAAGGCTGTGCTGGCATCAACCAAATGATTGGGCAATACTTGTCCACCACTTATGATGTAACTTGACAGGTTAGTTGATGGTATCGTCATACTTCTTTTCTGCATTCGTTCATACGGATTCCATATGCTCATCTACTACCACCTGCCTTAGATGTAGGCGTGAGTAGCCAACCGCAAAAGAGCAATACACTGCCTAGTACCAACGTTCCTATGATGCTATTAAAAAGGTAGGCACCGGTGACAATAGCAATTAAGCCGGATACAAATAACAATGTTGGCAACAGTTCCTTAAGCATTATCAATTTGCTCACACTCGCACCTCCCTATGATTCTTTGTATCTTTCATTGTTTTTACCTCTCATATATATAACGTATGAAGTGCGTCATTTTTGACCAATATTGACCTTCAAATGCAAAAAAATATGTAGACTTTTAAAAGCCTACATTCATCAGGAATTTATGGCGTTCTTCATCACTCATACCAGACAATGGGTCCTTCACCTTTGCTTTAGGATCAAAGTCAGGGTTAACATCACTAAATTCATAAATTGCTCTAGACATGGCATCAATAATGGCATCTACACAGTCAATTTTGCTTGTATATCGTTCCTTATCAACCTTTAAGCCAGCACTGTTACCAACAAGAATTGCGTTGGTTAAGCTGTATTGGATAATTGGATCGTCAGAATAATGAATGCGACCTTCTCGCATCAGTCTCTGAAACTCATGGGTAGGCTTATCTAAGTCATGCGCTGTTTGTCGGATAGGCATCATTGGCCACTTGTCGATTTGAACCAACTTATCTAATACATCGCTACTTGCCCATGGATCATAACAAATGAAACGAACTTGCAACTGATTTTGCTCTATATAATCACCAAGGTATGTGACAACTGAGTCATCATCTATATATCCCCAGCGATTTCTAGCAATATCACAGTATCCTAGTTGTTCAGCCTTGCGATAGTTAATACCATCTTGTTTTTCCTTGCTATCAATACTTCCTCCAGTATGATTCAGTGGTATCCAACTGTGTTGTTCTATGTAGTAATGCGTATCCCCATTGGCCTGATATGGATAGACAATAGCTACAGCAGTATCATCGCTAAGTTTTGACAAATCGATTCCGATGTAGCACACGTGACCATTTTTGTTGATTGGCACTTTATCCGCTACTGCATTTTCTATATCATGTGGGTTCAAGAATCTGTTTTCCTTTACCTGCAACCACATGTTTAGATTTTTGTTGATGAACTCAGGCAAGCTACCATCGGATTTCTTCGTATCTCGCTCACTAATCATTGAATCAAGCATTGTTTTGCCGGCAACTGGAAGCAGTGGATTAGACTTTATCCATTTTTCAGGATTATTGACTTCGTCTTCACTGTCCTGACTGTAATTAACCATCAAATTATCGTCCAGTTCTCGCTCATTATCCTTTAGCATTGCCTCTCTTATCAATTTCTCGGTGAGATATAGATTTGAAGTGGCGTCTGGATAGGCAGTACTGATGTCCCATGATTGGCTATCAAAGGTCTGCACTTGTCCAGATGTGATTTTCCCATCATTTTCTTTGATTAAACCAATTCTGCCATCATCACCGGCTTCGTCATGAACACTGAAGGCCAAATGATAACTATCAAACTGTCCCGATTCATCTGACAAACGCAACAGTTGATTCTGATTAGTATTACTTTTGACAGCATCCTCACCAATCTTATTCTTGGTTGAACGCATCTGATCCCCAAAGCCCTCACTTTGCAGACGATTAAACGTTGTCTTAATGTACCGCCAGCCCTTCTTACTCTGCTGTGAAACTGGAGCTATGTATGCCATGTCCTGATTACTATACCCAGCGCTCGCAATTAGATACTGATAGCTGAGAAGTATAACCGTTAAATAAGTTTTGCCATTAGTCCTGGCAACACTGAACACCACACGATGAAAACGGCGCTCACCACTGCTATTCCGCCAACCTTGGGACCAACACAATAGTGCCTTTTGCCATAAGGCAAGTGGCTGGGGTTTACCTGTGCTCGGATCAGGGCAAAGACTTGCAAAAGCTAATACCGTCCTGCAATTATCTAAATCATAATTAAATTGGAAGTCTGGTTGTTTGGACTCAACACGTGCAAGATCCTGTAGATGTCTAAAAGCTTGCAACTTAACGTCATGGCCTGCGATAATCTGACCTTCCAATATTTGAAATGCATATACTGTGCCAGGATCTCTATACTTTTCAGCAATAGCATCATAAGTGCCAGATTTAAGCTGCTCTTTATAGGCCTTTTCAAGTGTCATCTTCGGAAGTGTTAGATCATACTGCTTTATCAAAACTGTTCACTTCCTGCCTTTTTCAATTTTTCAATAATGTTTTGTGTGTCATCATCTGCATTATCTGACTGAATATTCATTAATGAAGCACGTGCCTGCGGAGATAATCCAAGACTCTCTGCAAGACTTTTAACTTTTGCTGTACTATCATTTAGTACTCCACATGCTGGGTTCTTACGCCCATTTGCCAGAACTATGCCGCTCTTCATTACCTGCTCATATGCCAAACGGCGAATGGCAATTTGCTCACACAAACTACTTACGATTTGCTTGTCTGACTGCTTTACTAAACCTGAATGATTTAGAATCGGTGTCAACTCAGTCCATGCTTGATAAGCTATACCCTTCAAATATCTTGGAGGTGTTGGCTGTAACGTCTGCCAATCTTGTGTTTCATTCATCAATTTTTCAGTGCGTGCACGCTGATCTGCACGGTCTGCTTCATCGTTTGTTATTTTCATCTTTCTGCCCACTTTGCCTGTACCCCCTTTCGTTTCTTTCCAAAGAAAAAGCTTATGCATCAACATATGTAGCACTTAAGTCATTGGTTACCATATTCATTCACTGTACTTTTGTAAGCATGGCAAATGCCGGTATATCAACGTTTGAAGGTTATGATGTGACACATATAAAAATTTTTAATAATTGCACATTTTTTGAGAGAAGACCATTTTGTTATGTGAGGTCCCTCTCTACGCTTACGGGGGGCGGGCATTACAGCTTTTTTTATTTTTTAAATGTGTTATTTAATATTTGCTGTCCATTATTTGTTGCTTATGCTTCCTCATTTTAAATTCTAATGGTTTAAGTAATGGCTGTGCAAGGCAATAATTTGTCGCCTGCTGTACCCCTCCATATATATATACGTACTTGATGCGCCGTTTTTGTCTTGGCATAGAAAAAAGAGCCAACCCTTGGCTGACCCTTGCTTATGTATTACTGTTCAAGCTTTAAAGGTTGCTCCTGTCTCTTGTGCCTCTCTTGTTGCCTCTTGTTGGCTAAGTGTCGCTCCATCCTCTCTTCATTTTTCTCTGCCTCAAACTGGGCGAACCCTGGCATAAGTACATCTAAGAAGTCAACCAAAGCTTTATCAGATTCTGTTAGCTTCCCATCAAACTCTTTGTCATTATTATTTTTTGCCATGTTCCTAATGATGTTTAACCGTTTCTTATAGATGCCTAACTGTTTATCTTCACCAGCTTGTTCATCAGCTTGTTCTGGTTGCTTAGTACCTATCAGCTCGTTGACTATGAACTGTGGCATGTCCTTGTCTTCTATGTGCACTATAGGCTCATCAATCCATGTCCTTACATCAAAGGCTTTCATAGTGTCTGGTGTTCTCGGCATCACGTTCAAGCTACTGAACCCTAAGTGGTCATCTTGTGGCTGCTGGATAAAGTACACCTGACTAATACTTCTGGTTAATGAGTCACCAGCAATCACAACGCCATCCATTCCACGGATTAAAAAGTTGAATAATAGAAATGGTAATGCACGTGACGGCTTGCCCTCCTGTTTCAACTCTTCGGCCACATAAAAATACATGCTTGGTTTGTAGCTAAATGGACTATGCTTGCGTCTATTTGCATCCCAAGCTGCAACGGTTAGCTGGCCAGTGCCTGCACCAATGTCATAATGTGTTGCCAATAGATTGTTTTTGGTGGCTTCAGTATCGCCGTCTGTCCTTGCCACATCAACCAATTGCTTTGCTAATTTGCCTAATGCTGGTGGCGAATAGAAGCTCTTGGTCTTTTTGGAAACACGAGTCATTTCTTGTGAATAATAGAGATTAAACCAATCATAGCTCACGTCTGTTTCATAGGTTAAAAACTGGCGAAATAGCTGCTCACGTTTCCCCTTGTCAAACAATATGTGCATTAAATATTCACTTGTGCTTGCTAAATCGTCACCATGCAAAAGCAAAGCAATTGTCTTTTGGCCATCCTCTGATTCAAAATATCTATCTGTCATTTAGTGTCCCCACCGTTGCTTTAACAATGACTCATGAACGTTAACTGTTACCACCACCGTGTCATCGTCATGGTCGTGAACAGTACTGTACCATCCGCTTTTATATAGCTGTTTGGTTAAGTCATTTGCCAACAAACTGTTGCATTTGATGCTTATGTCCTCATAACTTGCCTGTGCTGCTGATGATGTCACTTGACTATTGAAGTCACGGAGTATTTTTCTTATGCCTTTCCAATAGTAGTCACCTGATAACAACTCACTTGGTCTAACTAATTGGTTCATTTGTGTGCTCCTTTGAATTACTATTGATGCTTCACCATCGTCCATATATCTGACATTTGCAGTGTCACAGGGATACTTGCTTTGGTATTGCATCACAGCTCGCTTGATGTATCTTGCACTCTTATGCCCAGCACTCACTGTTTGCCATTGCCAACTCGATTGCCTCCTATAGCTTAACAACTCACTTGCAAGTTGGTTCTGGTTGGTATGCCATTTAATAGCTAACATATTTAGTGTCCTCCCAATCCTTTTGCACCTTAACTCTGGGTGGAAATGTATTCAAAGCTATCACAGTTGCTTATGACAGCCACATGTGTGCCTAACCTGTCCATCATATCTTCTTGCAATTCATCCTTTACGTCAGGCGTTAACGCCATCGGTGTGATAAATATGTACTCATTCTCATCAGATAAGTAAAATAATTTGCCATTCATTGTTTGTTACCCCTCAGTCCTAGTGTATGTTTATTGTTTTGCCCCCAAGTGACACATGCCAACCAGCGTCTTCTACCTCGTCAACAAGGTGATTAAGGGCTTCAACATTTAAATCACATTGAATGCTTATGAGCCATGAATCGCATTCACGTTCTTTCAATTTGGCATTAATTAGTTGTATGTATGGCCTCAAGTCGTCACTAGCTTCAATGACTTCTGTGGGTGTCAAGATTTGACCTGTTGGCATTTCGTTAGGTGCCATGTATTCAACATTATCTTTAAAAGCATCATCATTGTTATCCATTATTTTTTTCCTCTTTCTTCCCGAAGCACCTTAACCCACCAGAACCTATCCAAATGTGCCAGCTTATTGTCGCCATTGGGTTGCTTGGCTATTATCTGTTCCAACTTTGTCTTCCTGAAATGGCACTTGTAACACAAGGTCCATAGGTTGGCTGAATCTAGCGCTTGTTTGTCCTTGCATAGTTTCAATGGCACGATATGGTCAATCGCTTTTTTGCCTAAAATATTGCCACACACTTGACAGGTGGCTCCATCACGGGCAAATGTGGCACTTCTAGTGGCTCGCCATGCTTTGCTGTGATAAAAGGCAGTGGCTTCTGGGTCTCGCTCTGTTTGGTCATATTGCTTTGCTTGCTGTGCCTTAACTGCTTTCCCTAGCTTGCTCTTGCGATATGCTAGCTTCTTGACTCGGTATTCTGCTAGCTTCTTTGCTTGATGCACTGGGCAATACCTTTCATTGATTGGTATGATTTTGTGGCACAATGGCTCTCCACACTCGTGTACTTGTTGCTGATGCTTAGAACGGTAACTCATCGTCAGACACCTTCGCTTGCTTACTTGCTGACATTAATTGGCTGTTCAAGATGTTAAGTGAAGCATCACTAAGCTTTGGTGATGCATCATTATGTGGCTTATTAGAGAGCAAATAAATGTGTTCTGCCACAACTTGCCATGTGTATTCAGTTCTTCCGTCCTTTTCATACTGGCCTGTGTGTATATGCCCGCTTATACCAATCCGAGTTCCCTTGGGTGCATAGTTGTTAAGAACTTCGGCCATTTTTCCGAAGGCCACAATCGGAATGAAATCAGCGGTTTGCTTATCCTTTGCCTGACTATAAATCCTATGTACTGCCAGAATGGCCGTTGCTGAACCATTACCTTTTTTGACGTCAGTGGCAATACGTCCAATCCCGCTAAAGTTATTCATCTATATCTTTCTCCTATCTAATTCCTGTTCCAACTTTATGTATTTTGTGTGCATCAATTCATTAAAGGTGTATTTATCTTTGCCTGAGTTGACAAAATCCTTTAATACTTTGCCTTGAAACTTGATTAATGGGTTATCAACAACTTGACTTATATAATCCTGGTGACCATTGATAAAGGTTTGCACATCGTCATCACTAGTGTGTGGGTCGACCATTAACCCATCCCACTGTTTTAACAATTCACGTTCCTTTGTGTGGCTGTTAGGTTGCTTAGGTTGCCTATGCTGATGGCAATATTTGCACACCTTAGCTAACTTGCTATTGAATTGCCGTGGTGTCTGATGAAAGCGCACCATCGTCTCTTTTTGGCCAACCCTTAAAATGCTTTCACACCAATTCCTAGTGTTGGCATTCTTAAACAGCTCTGGTAGCCGTTCTAAGGCCTCCAATACTTCATCTGGGTTACTTGGCTGTGCCCGAGTCATGTGGGCAACCATCTGTGCTTTTTCAAGCTCTCTATTGGCATCCTTGTTGACACGTCTGTAATAATCCTTGGCAGCATATTTAATTTTCCATCGCAAGCTTGGCAAGTCTTTTGCGATGGCCATTGTGACATCTTTGTCTGACCATTTACGAAGCCTATGGTCCAACAGCTCTAATAGAAGCTCCTGTGAAGCGTCAAGACGGCTGATGCCCAATTCGTAGGCTAATTTATTGCAATGGCTTAGGAAAGCTGGCGTTGATATAAGCTCCTTTATTGTCTTTTCTGAGAGCACTACTTTTCGCCACCCTTGTCGCCACCTTTGTTTACCAGAGGGTCAATGATTGCTGTTGCTAGGCAAATAATCAAGAGTGTCAACCAGTAGCTGCCAATGTTAGCCCATGGTGTAGATATTATGTTTGCAATCCGCAAGATGACCATAGTCCAGCCAACTGAGTTAAGAACGTTAAATGTGAAATTATCTTTGTTTTCCATGTGTATGTACTTTCTTTCTTGTAACTTTAATGATATGATATTCTTGGTGCAATGGACTATTTTTCTTCAAATATAAAAGTAAAAAAGTTTGCCGCTGGTAAGGTATAACTATGTGTACATAGACCTCTAACGGTAGAATAGCTAAGGTCACATGCAAGAGCCGCTTCTTTCATTGACTTATAGTGGTACTTTTTTCCGGAAATCAAGTTGATGCCAGTAACAGGCCTGTTACCACTTTTGCGAACACGTCTTCTTAAGTTATCTGGATGTGAAAGCCATCGAAGATTGTCAACACAGTTATCATTCAAATTTTCGTTCATATGGTCAACGTCACTAAGCCGGTCTGGATTAGGGAGCCATGTCAAAGCAACTAACCTCGACACCGTGATTGTGGTGCCCTTGTTATTATCTTTAGTGACTTGAAGCACTGGATAGCCCGCATTGTTATAGTGTGACTTGAGAATCTTTCCTGAAATGCCTCTAACTTGTCCTAATCGATTTACACTGTACTGTGAGTAAGGCATTGGCGCTTTCTTGTAAACTCGCATTGGATTAGCTGGGAAAATGGCCGCCCAGCTTGTCCCAGTGTTCTCATTACTGATGAGTCCCTTTAGGTAAGCCAAATCATATGCGTTTCTTTTTATTTCTTGAGTCAAATCCATATTCATATTCTATAATCTCCTGTTTTTTATTTCCTATACCTTTATTATACCACGTTTTTACTTTTTTCTAAGCTTTTCTCCAACTGTACTATCTATTTTCTATCTCACTTTTCTACTACAAGTAGTTTCTGACTTGAGTGGATATTTTCAAATCCTGTTAAATCATACCCCCAAGCTACTGCATCAGTTTTTTTCAGTTTAGCAAGATGAAGTTGTTTGTATTGACACAACTGATTGATATACAGCCTCGCTTGTACAGTTGATATGTTCAAATCTTTTCTTAGTCTGTCCACTACATTGTTGAGCGTTGCAATAGGAGTTAAACCCTTGCCTTTAACTGCTTGCTGAAATCTACCAATTGTAACTTCATCAACACCACTTTTAATTGAAGGAAAGTAGCTCTTGGCGTTTTCCCTACCCAAAATTTTCTCAATGATGGCTTTAGAAACACGAGTGGTAAGGTCAAGTCTTAGGTTATCAATTATCAATTTTGGGTCTGATTGGTCAAAGTCATTCAAAACGAAGACATTGTTTTTCCGGACTGTTACCCCATTTTTGCTTACTGTTTGCAACTTTAGACCAGCTGGTGTTAACTCATTATCTTGCGCCAACCTGATAACACCCGCAATTCGTAACAGTTGTAAAGCGTTGTATATTTTATTTCGAGTTGCACGCTGTGGATACTTTAGCATCGAGTTAATGATGTCCCATGATAAATAAACACCACGACCAGCAGTTTTTACAAGTGGTGCTCCAGCAAACTGATTAACAGTTGCATAGTTAATGGCTCTCCAGCAATCAAGTAGCAACAATTTATCACTCCTGAGTAAATCTGATTTGCTCGTTGGAACAAATAAATCCTTTGCTTCCCTAGGGCACTTAGAACGCTTGGTTGGCAACTGCTTAATATTTGATTCTACGATTGCGCAGGCTTGTCGATAGTCGTTTCTCTGTGGTAGCTCTGGATAGAAAGCCTTAAGGAAGGCTGGTAGCTGTTCTGGTGACAAGCACTCTAAAAATGCTGGTACAGCATTGGTTGTGCTATTGTGCGTAGATAGCAGCTTCCTCCCATTTATTTTGTGTTCTGAAGCACCACCCAAAATCTTCCCTGTGCTGACTGTGTTAAGTAGCTCGTTAAGGCGTGACTTCTTGGACGTTCTAACTGGTGAATGCTTAGTCAGCAATGCAACTGCATCAACATTATTTTGCCAATCTGCTAATAATTCTCTATTTGTATACATCATATTTTTTCTCCTTGTTTTCTTTTATAATCATCATAGCACGTTTTTTAACTTTTAAGGTAGTCAAATGCTTTCAAACATATGTCAATAATACTTATTCATTTCCTCTTACACTAATAAATATAGTATTTGGGTCATTTGTAAGCGCCTTACAAACGCTTTTTAAAAAGTCTTAACCTTTTCTTAACATTTGAACCTATTAAATCAGCTTTTCTAAATTTGCCAATAAAAAAAAGACCTCAAGTGAGGTCTTGAACTAAAAACTAATGCTACAGATGTTGTTCCTGCTAATCTTATGCAATTGCTATTTTAGAATTATGTCATGTGCATCCATTAATCTACTGTACTTATCTTTTATTGCCTGTTCAGTAGTCTTAATTGCAGAAAAATCCATATGAAGGTTGTATTTGAATGGCGGTACGGGTTCATCAGCCGATGTACGTTTTGGTGATGATTTCTTTAAATCACAGATAATAACTAATAGTACCTTGAAAGTCATCTTATCGTCAGTTCTGGTTATTGAGATATTAGCTGAAACATCATAGTTCTCCTTATCAAGCTCATTTAATATTTCTTCAATTGGTTCGTCAAAGCATACTTTTGTTGGTATTGGATCATCAGTTTTAATAATTTCAGAAAAGTTCTTTGGAAGGTGGGATTCTGCTCCATGCTTAACATTTTGCTTGTCATTGTTTTTCAT